GAAAATCGTCAACGAGCGCGTGTACAACAGCGTGATGCGGAAGCTGGAAAAATGAGAACACCCCCGTCGTAAGGCGGGGGTGTTCTTTTGGGCATAATTTACCTTTGGGAACACGAAGGTCAAATATGCCTAACGAGGCGTTACAAAAAACGCGCCGTCGTCATCTGCGTCAATTCTCCGGATAAAGCGCGTCCAGAATTCCTTTTTCTCTTCCCGGGAATAAGTGTCATATTCAGCAAGTCCATTTCGGAGCGCGTCAAGGTTTGTCTTTGGTTTTTCCTCTACCGCTTCAAGTACTTTTTTCAAACTCGCATACTCCCGCTTGTATTCGTCCAACTCGATCAAATCATTCAGATAAAGAGTTTTTAGCTTGCTCATTTTCTTTCGTATCGCGTCCGCGCTTTGCGTGGGCTTTTTTTCTGCCTTTTTGTAATAGCGATTGTTTCGCTCGGCAATCCCTTCAAGCTCATGCAATAAGTAATCTTCCAGCGCGTCTTCGCGGATCCTCTTTTTATGCTGGCACGCGGAGTTGTCAAGCATTCGCGTCCGGCATCGGTAGTAGGTATAGATATGCTTTGCCGTTTCCGACTGCATCGTTTTCCCACACTCTTTGCAATGCAGCAACCCCGAGAACAGATAAACACGATCTGTCTCAACTCCCGCGCAGCGCTGCGACCGCTGGCGGAGAATATCATTTACAATGTCAAAATCCTGCTTGCTTATTAAGGCGGGGCAAGCGTTCTCGATGCCGTACACCTCACCGATATAAAGCCGGTTCCGAAAATAGTTTACATACTTGGTATATGCGCGGTCAATGGCCCATGTCTCGAGCATATACTTCTTTACGCCCAGCACGCTTTGCAGTTTTATATACGCCGCAAACATATCTCGTGCGGCATCTGCTGTATCGTTATCAATCTGGTATTGCCTGTCCTTGATGATATACCCTAAAGGGGCTTTTGACCCTGCGGGTTGGCCCTTTGCACGCTTGCCGTCGTTGATAAATTTGATTCGCTCGCTTGTGCGGTCGGCCTCGTCCTGCGCGACGGAAAGCATGATGTTGACCTTTAATCGCCCGGACGCGGTGCGCGTTTCGTAGTCCTCTTCCGTCGCCTGCCATGTCACGCCGTATTTGTCCAACTGCGTCTGCACGTCGTAGTATCCCGCGACATTGCGAAACCATCGGTCGAGCTTGATAAACAGAATCGTGTCTACCTTCCCCGCTTTGCAATTATCCAGCAGCCGCAGGAGCGCAGGTCGCTTTTTATACGGCTTTCGCGCGGATATGCCCGCGTCCTCATATATGCCCACCACGGTCATTTTATTTGCATTGGCATACCTTGTCAGCGTGTCCCGCTGCTCTTGTAATGATAGACCATGCCGCGCCTGTTCCTCGCTGGACACTCGGATATATAGCGCCGCTCTCATCAAATCCCCCTCCAAAATCCGTAATCTATACAATGAAAATCAATGTACACGCACCACGCAGCGAGAAAAACGATGATAACAAACATTACAGCAATCGCGCCGTTGCGGATATGGACACCGCGCCGCATGATCTCAATGGTATCGGCCTTTGCGTCAACATGGCGTTCCAGCTCATCATTCCGCGCTTGCAAAGTTTCCTCGGTCGGCGTCAGGTGTTCGGAAATTCCGAACGATTCATCAAGCGATATTCCAAGCGCTTTGCAGATCGGCGCGACGGTGTAAATCGACGGAGATTTAGAAAACTTGGAAAAGAAGTTCTGCACGGTGGACAGCGGTACGCCGGAAGCGTCGGAAATGTCTTGATAGGTCATTTTCAATTCTTCTTTACGGATTCTACACACTTCTTGGATGTTCATTTACGCCACCTTAATTTTTTCGATTTTCGCGCCGCAAAGTCGCAAGATGAGGGCTTGTCGAACCATGTCGAACGCTGCCTTATTGCAAGGCTTCGGCATTGAATTACCAAGCCAAAGTGGGCTACGGTAAAGACAAGCAGCGACGACCGCTTCTCGCCGGCTGCAAAAAGGCCCCGCCGTTTGTTGCAGAGGGCGGCGGGGCCTTTAGTTACTTAATAGTCCAGGAATAACCGCAGTTTTGGCAGAGGCAAACCTTTTCGTTTTTAACGACAGTCTTTTCGTTCCCCTTGCTCTTTTTCCAAACAAGATTAGACATGCCGAGAGTGCAAAACGCAGTCAAGCCGCGGGCGGCATTGTTCAGATGCCCGCCAATTCCGTTTCCGTGTTTTTTCGTGTAGGTCGTAGCCTGCTGGATTTCAATCGTTACATTTTCGCTCCCGCAATTTGGACACATCATGATAAACTTTCTCCCCTCTGTTATTATATTTTCGGCTGCACAAAGTGCAATAATCGACACATAGTAAAATAAAAAGTGATCCTGCGGCTGCGCGCCGCTTTATAATATTTCTTAATTGTTGCACAGCGCCGTGCAGCAAACGCCTGTTGTGGGAATAGGTATGAATACCGAAAAGGAGGTCAAAGCATGGACGCACAGGTGCAAGCGGCGGCGACGCTTTATCTGCTCCTAACGGCGAAGCAGAAAGACGAAATGCTCGCGCTGATTGAGCGCATCCTCACGGAGGAGGAGCAAAAAATAGCCTTAGAGCCAAACGGGGGGACGCAAGATGTTGTGTAATTACGCGAAATGTGATACAATGATCAGAGAAAAGCTGAAAGAAAAAATTCTCACTATGAGCGATGCGCAGCAAAACGCATTGTTACTTGCCGCACGTGAGATCAAGAGAAAATCGAAAGAACAAAGGAGAGAACTTTATGAAAATGCTCAACAAACAAGGTAAGCAAAACGCTGGTGACACTGGAGAAACCAGCAACGACAAAGTCGTGCTTTCTCTGCTTTTGGCGATCAATGACCGCCTGTCTCTCCTTCCGGTCATTCTCGGCCTGTTGGTAGGCAACATATTGGCGAAGCTCATCGATGCGCTTTTCTTCTAATTTCTTGAGCTGTCCGGCTGCGGACTCTTCCTCGCTGATATGGCAGGTCTCAAACCCGTCCTTCAACCAATCGTTCATCGCTTGCTCATCAAAAATTGCGCATAGCGCAACAACTCGTTCAGCTCGGCATCGGTCGCCGTATCGATAAAATCAAACAGCTCTTGAACGGTAGGACTTACGCCCTCGGTCTTCGGATCGGGGGCGCTTTCTTTTTCTGCTCCGTCCCCATAAAGGAGATATTCAGAAGTGACGCCCAAAAATCTTGCAATTTTCTCTATATTTTTCATTTTGGGGCGCGTTTTCCCTGTGTTCCAATTGGAATACGATGCAGAAGTTAGATTACATTTTTCGTAAAACTCTGCTTTAGAAATGTTTTTCTTAGCAAGCAAAGCATTTATTCTTGTAACAATTGGCGATCTATCCAAAAAATCACCGCCTAGTTTGGCTAATTTTTAACTAGCAAAATTCTAAGTTTTTCTTGACAAACTAGTATTGCTAGCTTATACTAGTTAGCATAAAGGGTAATAAAAACCCAAGCCCCCTTACATTTAGCGGACTGCGAAAAAATATTATGATCGTTGGCACCTTTATAATATCACAGTTTGCCAAGTTGTAAAGGGAAACTTAGTTTTTCTTGCTCTTTCGCTAAGTTTTTTTGGCTGCGGCGAGGGGAAAAGAGACCGCCCCGATGCGGTAACATCGGGACGGCTCCCCGGTCACTTTGGCCGGCGGTTGGACAAGGCGGACGCGGCAAGAGCTTTTGTGTTCTTGCTTGCCTTGCGGTTGCTTAAAGTTTTCGACGCTTTGGAAGCAACGCGCTTACTTGTCCGGACGGAGTTCCTCGGCAAAGGGTTCCCTCCTTTCAATGAGAATATGGGGAGCCTCGTGCCTTTTCACTCTATCCTCCTGCATGAGAGTATAGCAAATCCCCACGCCGCAGTCAATGAAAACTAAGTAAAAGCAAATTGGAGGTGAACGAATGAGTTTTCGAAGTGCTCGATTGGCTGCCGGATTGAGTGTCCAGCAGGTGATCGAAAAACTAAAGGTATCCGACGCGGCGGTCTATATGTGGGAGACCGGACAGCAGCACCCCCGCGCAAGCCGCTTGCCGGAGGTCGCCGCGCTCTACGGCTGCACGGTGGACGAGCTATTGAAGCCCGATGAAAAGTAAAGGAGGAAGGAGGACACATGATTTTTGCAGCATGGAAAAGCGGCTGCCGCATTCCCGCCGACGCGCAAAAGGTCGCTGACGAAATCTTGGCAATCGGCAACTTCGCAACGACCGCCCAAATCCTCGACAAGGCGAGGGACGAGCAGACGGAATTGCATAAGTGCTTTGATTGGGACGATGCAGAAGCCGCCGAGAAGTGGCGTTTGCAGCAGGCGCGGCACATCGTTTGTAACCTGGTTATTAAGGAAAAGAGCGATGCACCCCGCCCCGAAGTGCGGGTGTTCTTCAAGACGGATGCGGACAGCGGATACAAGCCAACCGTCATGATTATGCAGGACAAGGACGAATACCGAAAACTGCTCGACCGCGCTCTTGCGGAGCTGAACAGTTTCCGGGCGAAGTACAAAACATTGGTGGAGCTTGACGGCGTATTTGACGCCATCGACAGGGTAGCCGGATAGCAAAACGGCGGTAAGCGGAAACAGGGGCGCGTAGCTCCTGATGTTAGGTCAGGATAACTCATGACAGAATAGTACATATCAAATCAAAACAGGACAAAAATGACACTACACGCTTCTGTTTCTGCTTACCGCAGACAAGACAACGCATAATACATTACCACAGAACGAAACAGAGAACGAAACATCACTACAGCACAGCAAAAACAAATCAACATCGTGCGCTTGCTGTGGCTTATGAGAGCCACAAGGCATTTGATAACGCAGAAAAAAACAAGTCAGCAACAGAAAAAACAAAACAACATAAGCCACAGCAAGCGCACGAGCAAATCAAGGAGGAAATGAAAGATGAAGAAAGAGCGCATTATCGAAGTCCAGTCTGTAAAAATCGAACAGGCGACAATCCTGATCGAGGGCGACGGCGATCTTGTGTTGAACAAGATGAACGCCCGCACCGTCCGAGAGCTGACCGCCGCCCGCGACGGCAAAAAGACCATCAAGGAAGTGCCTAACATTTGGGAGGACATCATCACGGCAATTCACTGGCGGGATGGCTACCCCGTGGAGGACACTTACCGCGACATGACCGAGGAAACCTTGCGCGATATGCTGACGAACAACGCGCGCTGCATTACGGGTTTTGGCTTGAAAAAGTCCTTCTGTCAGGCGGTCGTTCGAAACGAGGTTGACACCTATGCAACGAAATTCGACAACGCCATGAACGTGACGGCGCGACTGGAACCCGTTAAGTTCGCAGAACATTTCGTTGACAAAACGCTCATGTCTCCGAAGCGCGGCGCGCCGGTGCTGGTTTATATCAATCGTTTCTCTGGCTGGTCGTCTCAAGTCCATATCACCTACACCGAGAACGTCTACACGCTCGACCAGATTGTGAACATCATCAATATGGCAGGTTTTGGTCTCGGCATTGGCTCTGGTCGTTCCAGCGGATACGGAAGATACCATGTTGTCGGAGTTGAATAAAAAATGCCCCGCCCAATGTTGCAGCATCGAGCGGGGCGGGTGGGACAAATCTCACCACAAGATATTGTGTCCGTGCTTATTGTAGCACGGAAGAAAGGAAAAGGCAATGAGAAAAAAGCCAGAGTACAAGATTATCTGGGTCACGCCCCCTGACCCTGTAAAGCTGGGGACGATCATAGGCGAGATTTACGCACGCGGTCGCGGCCTTGAGTTTGTCGGCCTTTTGCCGAACGAGAAGAAGGGAGAAAGGTCATGAGCACACTGTTTATCTTTATCGGCATCGGCACCGTGACGCATTGGATTATGCGGGCGCTGGACAAGCTGGAGGGCAGGGCATGAGGCGCGACCGACGCACCCGCGAGCAACGCAAGGCTGACGCTTCGGCGCGCATCGCCGCCGTCTGCCTGTTCCTCGCGGCGTTGCTGATTCTCTTTGCGGTGCTGACGGTCAAAACCACCGGACAGCCGTACAAGGGGGAGCCGCCGGTCGTCGAAGACAAGCTCCCCGGCGAGGACAAGCCCGCAGAGGGGAGCGCGGTGCTCGACATCGGCGAACCGCTCGGCGAATTTAGGCTGACCGCCTATTGTCCGTGCATGAAGTGCTGCAGCAAGACGGACGGCATCACGGCGACCGGCACGACCGCCACAGAGGGGCGAACGATCGCGGTTGACCCTCGCGTGATCCCTTACGGCTCCACCGTCACGATCTACTTTGCCGACGGCACGAGCCATACATACACAGCCGAGGACTGCGGCGGCGCGATCAAGGAAAACCGCATCGACGTGTTCTTTGACGACCATCAGGCCGCGCGGGAGTTTGGCGTCCAAACCGCTTACGTTTACATGGAGGAGGCAGCATGACGGACGATATTATCACTCTGCGAAACCATCTTCGCGTCGGCGCCCAGAACGCGCTGCGCCGTTGGCAGCTCTGCGAAATGACCGGCTGGACAGACCGGCATTTGCGCAAGGTGCTTGAGGCAGCACGAAGCGAGGAGGACGGCGGTGAATACTGCATTATGAACTTTGGCAAGGGCTACTACTTGTCAAACGATCCAGCAGAAGCCGAGTTGCTCCGCAAGATCGAGATGGCGCGGATAGCGTCCATTGTCGGGCGGACATACGGCCTGTCGGAGATGATACGGAAAGCGGGGAGGTCGTAATTTACATGGTTTACAAATGCGAAGCCTGCCACGCGATCTTCTTTGAGCCGTACACTTATCAGGTACGCGAGAACCTTGACGGAGAGAACGGCATAGAAACGCGGACGGTCGCCGAGTGCCCGTTCTGCGGCGAGGAATGGTTTGAGGAGGTGGAGGACGATGCCGAATCTGGATGACGGCACTTCCGGTTACCTGAAAGGCACGGCGTCGGTAACGACCTATTTCCCAATCGACCGCAAAGGCACGGCATACATAGCCTGCGAAGCCTGCCGGTTTTACAGACGGTCAAGCAAGCGCTGCGGGTTGACGGATGAAGTTATTCCGTGGCCGGACAAATACACTGGGCGAAACTGCCCGCTTACTTTGGAGGAAGAAGAAAATGGAGAACCTTGGAATTTATGAAAGCGTGCGGCAAGTCCCGCCGTCTGCACAGCGCGAAATCCAGGCGGGGAGGCTGAAAGGCAAGACCGACATTAACCCCATGTGGCGCATTAAGGCGCTGACGGAGCAGTTCGGCCCCTGCGGGATCGGCTGGAAGTACGTTATCACGGATAAGCGGTTGGAGCAGGGCGCGAACAACGAGGTTTCCGCATTTGTTGACATTGATCTTTACATCAAGGTTGATGGCGCGTGGTCAGATGCGATCCCAGGAACAGGCGGCAGCGCGTTTGTTGCCAGTGAACGAAACGGCCTTTACACCTCTGACGAGTGTTTCAAAATGGCGCTGACCGATGCTATCTCCGTTGCCTGCAAGGCGCTCGGTTTTGGCGCGGATGTGTATTGGGCGAAGGACTCGACCAAGTACACGCCAAGAACCGCAGAGCAGAAGCCGAGCAAGAAAAAAATGCAGTCCTTCAACCAGGCGTACAAGGAACAGTTTGACTACACCTGCCAAGACTGCAAGCAGCCAATCACACCGCAGTTCTTTAACGACAAGTTCTATAGCGTGAGCGACATCTCCAAAGGCGCGATGAAGAAATACGGTGTGCCGCTCTGCTGGGCTTGCATGGAAAAGAGGAAAGCCAATGAATGACCTTGTGAACGAGATCAAGGACCGCAGCCGCTTGCTCGATGTCGCGGTTTCGGAATGCAAAAAGCGTGGCATGAAATACGCCGAGACCGAGCGCGATTACCGCGTTGCGCTTGCCAAGAAATACCTCGCCGAGCGCGACAGAGGAACGCCGGTCACGATCATCTCCGATGTCTGCCGCGGCAGCGCTGAGATCGCAGGGCTTCGATTTGAGCGGGACTGTGCCGAGGTCTTTTATAAATCCGCGCAGGAAGCCGTGAACTCCATGAAGCTGCAATTGCGCCTGCTGGACAATCAGCTTGAACGGGAATGGGGCGGCGCGAAGAATGCATAAGCAGACAAAGGCTACGTCCATCCCCAAAAGCGTCAAGGAGGCCGTGTACGAGCGCGACGGCGGGCGCTGCATCCTCTGCGGGCGGAACAACGGAGAGCCTGTAGCGCACGTTATACGGCGCTCACAGGGCGGCAGAGGCATTGAGCAGAACATTGTGACGCTCTGCCCATCCTGCCACCGAGCCTTTGACGAGGGGCCGCAGAGGACTGCGCTATATGCCTGCATCGTCGGCTATCTCAAAGCGAAATATCCCGGATGGACACGGGAGAACATGATTTACAGAAAAAACAGGGAGGAATTGAAATGAGCTTGAACAGGATCAGCGTCATGGGACGCATTGGAAAGGACCTTGAGCTGCGCCGCACGCAGAGCGGCAAGGCGGTCACCAGCTTTCCCATCGCCGTCGACCGCGACGGTAAGGATACCGGAACGGACTGGTTTGATGTGGTCGCGTGGGAGCGCACGGCGGAGTTTGCCGCGCAATACTGCGCCAAGGGGCGCAAGGTAGTGGTAGACGGTCGCTTGCAGGCGCGAGACTGGACCGACAAGGACGGCAATAAGCGCCGCTCGGTCGAGATCATCGCCAATAGCGTGTACTTTGCCGACAGCAAGCCGCAGGAGGGGCCCGCCGCATACAGTCCCGCATCAAGCAGCCCGGGCGAGTTTAGCGAGGTCGAGGACGACGGGGAGCTTCCGTTTTGATGGAGGTGCGGCATGAGATACGAGGTGCATATCGATTCGCCGCGCGAAAGGGCGATTATTGTCTTGCAAGAAGTGTCCGAGAGTGACGCGACTGATATCGCAGAAGTCATGACGCGATACGGTGCGACGGTTTCCCTGCTGGCAAAGCCGAAGGAGTAAAGCGATGGAGCGTAATCAATTCACTTTTTACCGAAGTTACAGGGACGCGCTGCGAGCGCTCAGCGCAAAAGATTTCAAGGCCGTTGTGCTGGCAATCTGCGATTATGCGCTTGATGAAAGCGAGCCATGTCTTTCTGGAGTTCCATGCGCTGTTTTCACTTTGATTCGTCCAACGTTGGACAGTGGTCGAAACAAAGCAGCGAATCGACAGAATAAAACGAAAACAAAAAAAGAACAAAGTGGAAACAAATCGGAACAAACTCGCAAGGAGAAAGAGGGGGAGAAAGAGAGAGAGAAAGAGAACGATAGTTCTCTCTCTATATCTCTCTCACGAATGGCTCCCACGCTTGACGAGGTTGTCGAATATGCCAAGCTGCGCGGAGGGCTTATTGACCCCAAGCCATTCTACGAGTTCTACTCCGTCGCCAATTGGAGAGATACCGAGGGCAAGCCGGTCTACAACTGGCAACAGAAATTCCAGCTATGGGAAAAGCGCGAGCTGGAGAAGAAAGGGGGCGCGATGAATGGACATGGTCACGATACTGGAAGAGATACGAAAAAATGGGACGTCCCCGGAGCCGTCAACCTCTGACGAGTGTCCGCTCTGCGGCGGAGTGGGGTACACCGTGCGGAGGTCAGCAGACGGAAACGCGGAGTACCGGGAGTGCGAATGCTCCATCCGCAAAAGGAATCTGCAACGCATCGAAAGAAGCGGGCTTAAAGAGCTTTTGCAGAGATGCACGATGGAGAACTACCGCGCGACTGAGCCGTGGCAGAAGCAGGCCAAAGAGGCAGCGGAACGCTATCTTGCCGATTGGCGCGGAAGGTGGTTTTACGCCGGAGGGAGCCCCGGCAGCGGGAAAACGCATCTTTGCACGGCGATGTGCGGAAAGCTCATGGATGCCGGATTGCCGGTTCGTTATGTGCAATGGCGTGCGGATATTCCGGCCATCAAAGCAAAGGTCAACGATGCCGAGGCATATCAAGATGCCATTGATCCGTTGAAAAGCGTCAAGGTGCTGTACATCGACGATTTTCTCAAGGGAACGGCGACAGAGGCCGATCGCAACATTGCGTTTGATCTGCTCAATGCTCGGTATATCAAGCCAAGCCTTGTGACAATCATCAGCTCCGAGTGGACGATCTCGCGTGTGCTGGACTGGGACGAGGCGATAGGCTCGCGCATTGCAGAAAGGTCGAAAGGCTGCGTGCTGAATATTACCGGGTCCAAAAATTACCGGCTGCGATGAAAAAATACCTGAGGAGGAAAGCATGAAACTATTGATCGGCGGTTCGCCCTGCACGCACTGGAGCATCGCGCAGACCAAGAACCGCGAGACCGAGGCCAGCGGCATCGGCTGGGAGCTATTCCTAAACTACCGCATCGCCCGCGACAAGTACCAGCCGGACTATTTTCTCTATGAGAACAACAAATCCATGTCGCCCGCTATCCGGACGCAAATCACGGCGGAGCTGGGCGTGGAACCCGTGCTTATCAACTCCGCGCTATTAAGCGCACAGAACCGCCAGCGCCTGTATTGGGTGGGCAGACGGAACCCGGACGGCACATACAGCCAGGTGGCGGTGGAGCAGCCGGAGGACAGGGGTATTCTGCTGCGGGATATTTTGGAGACCGGCGTTGCATGGTCGGAAAAATCTTACTGCATCACGGCTACGGAAGCCAAGGGAAGCAATCCGCAACAGACGCTTTCAAAGCATCGCCGCACGATGGTAGCGGAGCCTGTACGCATTGGAACCATCGAGAATGACGCGAAGAACCAAGACCATGACAACCAGCAATACCGTGTTTACAGCCCTGACGCCAAGAGCGTGACCCTGTGTGGGAACGGCGGAGGCGTGGGTGCGAAAACAGGGCTTTACGCCGTGCCGATTAAAGAGGGAAAAGTGGGCATTTATCCAAACGGAAACGGCGAACTGACGCAATGCCAAAGCAAGCGCATTTATTCGGTCGACGCAAAAGGTAGAGTGCTGAATGCGGGACCGGGCGGGTTAGGAGTGCAGACCGGCCTGTATGCGGTTCCCGTCCCTGAGCCCGTGAATGCAACCGCCGAAGGAAAGCAAATGCCTGTCTATGAGGTTCGCGGCGGGCGTATCACCATCAAGAGCAAGGAATACCCCATTAAACTGGCCGACGGCTTCTACATCATTCGCAAGCTGACCGTGACGGAATGTAAACGCCTCCAGACTGTCCTGGACACATACGCCTTTCCCGTCAGTAATACTCAGGCGTATAAAATGCTGGGCAACGGCTGGACCGTGGACGTGATTGCCCACATCATGAGCCGCTTTGAAGGGCTGACGGCGGAGCCGGTGGAAGTGCTGTCGATGTACGACGGTATGAGCTGCGGACATATCGCGCTGGACAAGCTGGGCGCGAAGATCACCGCCTACTACGCGACCGAGATCGACAAGTACGCCATCCAGACCACGCAGCGCAATTTCCCCGAGACCATCCAGCTTGGCGACGCATTTCAGGTGAGAGGGGAAGGGTGGACGCTATGAGCCTTTCCGGTTACACCAACACGCCGATCTTGCCCGAGAAAGCAAAAGAGTTGATGTCCCTTGACACCGAGTACAAGGAGGTCATCACCTACGGCAAGATCGAGGAGTGGTTCACAGCATGGGGCGGGAAAGTCTATGTGAGCTTTTCCGGCGGCAAGGATTCAACCGTGCTGGCTTACCTTGCCGCAAACTGGCTCTCACATTTCCGCACGCCGCCGTGGCCGCTGAATCTCGTATTCATCAATACGGGGCTGGAGTACCCGGAGATTCAGCGGTTCGTAAACGAATATACGGACTGGCTGCGGAAGAAGTTCCCTCGCGTGACGATCAACCTTACTCGGCTGCGCCCAAAGATAAACATTCGGCAGGTGGTGCGGAAGTACGGGTATAGCATCGTGAGCAAAGAAGTAGCAAACTGCGTGTGGTTAGCGCGAATGTTTGGGAACAAATCTCGTTTGGCAAGACTGCGTGGCGAAGCGGTAGACAAGGATGGGAACCCGTCCAATTTTAATTGTGGAAATTGGGCGTATCTGCTTAATGCTCCGTTTCTCGTATCACCAGAGTGTTGCAGGGTTATGAAGAAGACGCCGGCGCACAGGTATGAAAGCGACACAAATCAAAAGGCGATTGTTGCAATGATGGCCGACGAGGGGCGACAAAGGTATACAACGTGGTTACAAACCGGCTGTAATGCCTTTGAGGGCAAGCGCCCGATGGGAAAGCCCATGAGCTTTTGGACGGAGCAGGATGTACTGCGGTTTATCGTAAATCGGCATATCCCTATCGCAAGTGTCTACGGCAATATCGTAGCCAGCGACGGTGATAACGACTATGCGGAAACGCTGATCGACTGCAAGCTGCACTGCACGGGCTGCCAACGCACGGGCTGCATGTTCTGCGCGTTCGGCGCGCATCTCGAAAAGGGAGAAAACCGGTTTGAGCGCATGAAGCACACGCACCCGAAGCACTACGACTTCTGCATCGGCGGCGGGGAGTTTGACCCCGCGGATGGGCTGTGGAAGCCAAATGAAAAGGGCCTCGGCTATGGCCGGGTTCTGGACTACATCGGAGTGAGGTATTGAGATGAAGGTTTTAGTTGCCTGCGAGGAATCGCAGGAAGTATGTAAGGCGTTCCGCGAATTGGGACATGAGGCATATTCCTGTGACATTCAGGAGCCGTCCGGCGGGCATCCTGAGTGGCACATCTTAGGCGATGCCGTGGACGTTGTCAATAGACCTATTGGGGTTATCACCACAATGGACGGTGAAACGCATATTGTTACTTGGGATTTGCTGATCGCACACCCGCCGCGCACATACCTCAGCAATGCAGGGGCGCGGCACTTGTGGAAAGGGCATCAACTGCAACCGGAAAGGGTTATGCTTGGGATAAAGGCACGCGACTTTTTTATGGAGTTTTATCGGGCGGATATCCCACTTGTGGCGGTTGAGAATCCTGTACCGAGCAAGCTTTTTGTAATGCAGGAATACTCGCAAATTATCCAGCCATATCAATTTGGACATCCGTACACTAAAAGAACGTGCTTATGGTTGAGAAATTTACCACCGTTGGAGCCGACAAACATCGTTGAACCGACAGCAACATGGTGTCCGAGTGGCAGCTATAGTCATAAGCATGGGAAACAGCATAAAGGTATGTTTACCACGGATAGGGCCAAAAACCGCGCAAAGACTTTCTCCGGCATCGCCAAAGCTATGGCGGAGCAATGGGGCGGAGACGTTGGGGAGGAACTATGAGAGATACAAACCTCGTAAATGCGCTTAGATGCGTTTCAACAGCAGGCGGGCCAATAGGCGACTGCAAGAAATGTCCGTTTTACAAAACGGAGCCGGTTCCAGAAGATCTGGCGGGAAAAGTCAATTTGACAGAGTGGTCCTCCTGCGATGTTGACGCGGTGGGGCTTGCCGCAGCCGACCGGATTGAAGCGCAGGCGAAAGAGATTGAAGCACTGCGGAACGAACTGTGCCTGAAATGCGGAAACTACACGCTGGGCCATGAGGGTGCCTGTAACGGATGCCGGTGGAGGAGGTAAGAAGATGGAACGATTGACTATCCCTGATGTGTTGGTAGACGAGCACACTACCCGCAGGACAATGATTGATGGGGAAGCCGTGCGGGAACACGCTATGGACTTTTACTGGCGGCTGAAAGCCTACGAGGACACGCACATGATGCCATCCGATGTAACCTCGATGCGCATGGATATGGCTATCATTGCGGCGCTGTTCAACGGCGTCGATGCAGACAGGATGAAAGAGCTGGCCGAGGCCGACAAGGACGGTCGGCTGGTGGTACTGCCGTGCAAGGTGGGAGATAAATTATACAGAGTGTTTGCCGGAGAAATCTTCGAGCACCGAGTTGGGAGTATGAAATACTTCGCAATACAGGGACACTGGGACATTGAAACGTACCCGTTCTGCCCATGCGTGGAAAGTTCCATAGGGGAAACGATTTTTTTAACCCGCGAGGAAGCGGAGCGCGCATTGGAGGTGATGAAGGATGAATGACCTGAAACCTTGCCCCTTCTGCGGCGGCAGAGCTAAATTGCTCTGCATAAAATGTCCGGTGGGCGAATTTTGGCGAGTGTACTGCATGGACGTAGATTGTCCCGTTGAGCCAAGCATAAACGTATATGGTCGGAGGGAAACGGCAATCGAAGCGTGGAACAGGAGGGCTGACAATGACACTAACTGAGATGTTTACAATTTGTGATTCGTGCGTATATGCGCCATGCCTTTGCGGGAATGACCCTGAGAACTGCGTGGCGTATGTGATGAGGACTTCTGACAATGGCTGAATACATAGAGCGCACAGAAGCGCTGGGGGGGGGCGAAGCGGCGATGTATGTCCTTGAGTACAAATCGCTCTACATTCCACACGAGGAGCTGACTAAAAACCGCACGTTCCAAAGCTACCGGTGGAAGCAGTACGCTGTGTGTGAGGAGCGCGGGCCACTGCAACAAATTAGGGCCGCGCAGAAAAGGCCGGAGGAGTGGAGAATTATCCCAACTGCCGGAAGCGTGGAACAGGAGGGCTGACAATGGCTGAATGCATTAAACGGGATGTCGTCATGAAGGGAATTATGGCGGCAAAATGGATGGACGGATATGACGGTGCTATGGCAATGGCGATTGCTGCGTCTGCCCCCGCCGCCGATGTTGCCCCGGTGGTGCATGGGCGGTGGATTTCGTGGGAAGAAGCAGGAAACTTTGTTCCCTCACCAGACAGGCACGAGTGCTCTGTTTGCCACGATGCGGCGCAAGTGCTTGTAAATGGGTTTGAATTGTTGTCGGATTACTGCCCCAACTGCGGCGCGAAGATGGACGGAGGTGACAACGATGAGGCTGATTGATGCTGATAAATTCATTCTGGCCCTTATGGATGCGTCCCTATCTTCCGTTGACGAGGATACAATCCTTGATTTGGTTGATAGCGTCCCCATTGTGGATGTTGCGCCGGTGGTGCATGGGCGGTGGATTTATGACAAGAAAGCCCAACGCCCATATTGTAGTGTTTGCAAAGGATATTTTTACGGAGCAACTAATAGCCCTATGAGTTACTGCCCCAAATGCGGCGCAATGATGGACGGTGAGCCATGATCCGCATCATCATCGACATCGAAGAACACGGCGACAAGCTGGCGACCAAGGAGGCCGTCGCAATGGCGCTTGAGCAGTTCGGAAAGGTGCGCGTCGTCCTCGTATCGGACGGGAGGGGAAAATGAGCCTGACGGCATCTGACCTTGCGCGTCTTGGGCCTGCGGCACAAAAACAGGTGGTTGAAAAGGTACTTGCTCAGAAAGCGGGCAAGTACCACAACCGCAAAACCGTGCGGCATGGCATCACGTTTGACAGCAAACACGAGGCAGACCGCTATGATGAGCTGCGACTGTTGCTGAAAGCGGGGAAAATACACGATTTGAAGCTACAGCAGACGTACAAGCTCGTTGGGGCGCAGAGAACGCCCACAGGAGCCGCTGTGAGGGCAGTCACATACACAGCCGACTTCGTGTATGCCCGCGACGGGAAAACGATTGTAGAGGACGCCAAGGGCTTTAAAACAAAGGACTATATCATTAAGAAAAAACTGATGCTGGAGCGATTCGGCATCTGGGTGGAGGAAGTGTAAATGGCAAATCAAAGCGAAACACTCTGCTGGACCTGTAAGAACGCCTGCGGAAAATGCCCTTGGTCGGAATGCGACAAGGAAACGCGGAAGCTGAAGTGGCAGCCGGTGGAAGGTTGGCGCGCGATCAGGACAAAGGCTTTGATGAATTCTTGCGGCGGCGCTCGCAGGCATTACGAAACAAGCTACATTGTCACGGCATGTCCGCAGTACGAGGTGGGATGACATGAGCTGCTTTAACTGTCAGGAGCGGCACGTCGGCTGTCATTCGACCTGTGAGCGATACGCCGCGTGGCTGAAAGAAAAGAAAGAGGCAAAAAGCAACGAAACGGCCAGCATAGCCGAAGAAAGCGCAATGATCAATTACATTCAGATGTCAAAAGACCGATACAAACGGAGGGTGGGGAGAAAATGATCGAATATCCCTATTGCGTCTATCCTGCGCTGAAAAAGGTTTTCTGCGAGCGGCAGTACACGCGCCGCCAGCTTGCCGATGCGGTAGGCATTTCCAAAAGCAATATCTGGTGGTGGCTGTCGGGCAACAATCAACATACCATCGACGTTATCAAAGGCATCCTCAGAGAGAGCGGCCTGACATTTGAGGAAGCGTTCGGAGGTGCGGAATGAAAGTAGGCGACAAGGTGCGGGCGCAGTTTATGACGGTGCCGGAGGAGTTTCCGGGCAAGGCGCGCGGCGAAAAGCTGTACCCGCTCCGCGCCGGCGTGGTGACGTACATCCATCCGCAGAGACGCTATGTGACCGTGGCGATCATGGTAGACGGCAAGGAGATCAAAGAAAGTTTCCGACCGGAGGAGGTGCTGGCATGAAATGCGAGTTATACCATGACAATTTTCAGAATTTTAAGCGATACAATATTCCAAAAGCGCAGCTTGTAATTGCGGATATTCCCTATAACATCGGCGTTGACGCCTATGCAAGCAATCCGATGTGGTACAACGGAGGGGATAATAAAAATGGAGAAAGTAAGCTTGCAAAGCAGAGCTTTTTTCACACGGACGGAACATTCAAAATTGCGGAGTATATGCACTTCTGTAATCGTATGCTGCGCAAGGAACCGAAGGAAAAGGGGCAGGCTCCGGCAATGATCGTGTTTTGCGCGTTTGAGCAGATGCAAACGGTGATTGAATACGGAAAGCGCTACGGGTTCATGAAAAGCTATCCGCTGTTTTTCTGTAAAAACTACTCTGCACAGGTGCTAAAAGCCAACATGAAGATCGTGGGCGCGACGGAATTTGCGGTCGTTCTTTATCGGGACAAGCTGCCCAAATTCCGTAACGTCGGTTCGGATGGCGAGCGGCACATGGTATTTGATTGGTTTGCGTGGGAGAGGGACAAGCGCAGTCAATATCCAAAGGTGCATCCGACACAAAAGCCGGTAAACGTGCTGAAAAGATTGATTTCCGTATTTACAGACGAGGGAGACGTTGTAATTGACCCATGCGCGGGAAGCGGCTCTACGCTTCGCGCAGCGTATGAGATGGGGCGCAACGCCTATGGGTTTGAGGTGGACAAGGGGCTTTACGAGGCAGCGAAAGAAAAGATGCTTGCCCCTCTTTTTGCAAAGCCTGAATTTGAGCAGATCGGAATGGGGGATGTGGTATGAGCGCGTTTCCCGAGCGTTTGAAGCGCTTACGGGAGAGAAAGAGAATAAAGCAATATGTTCTCTCTGAACTGTGCGGCTTGCACCGTGATGCGGTGAGGCGGTACGAGGCGGGGGAGGCTACGCCCACAACGGACGCATTGGAAAGCATCGCCGACAAGTTTGGGGTGTCGGTCGATTATCTGCTCGGAAGGACGGATAATCCGATGACCGTGGACGATTATCTAAAAAAATTTTGAAAATTCCCCTTTTAAGGGGAAAAATAAGGGAAACCTATGCAAAAATAGAGGCGTGATGGGGCGAGGCTCTTCACGCCTCTGCTTTTTCATCTGTTTCCTCCTCCCTTGATAGCCCTCCCTTCGGGGAGGGCAGTTGAGGGCAAAAATGAAAGGGGTTCTCGCACCTCTCGACGATGTGGCCCAGAGGGGACATTTGCAGACGTAGCTCAATCGGTAGAGCACCGCGCCAGGAGGTAGATGCAGGTTCAAACCCTGCCGTCTGCACCAGATGTATGCTACCGCATTGCGGCACCACGGAAGGGTAAGACCGCTACAAGGGGCTTGCCTGTGCGCTGTATGAAAGCGGCAGGCCGAATAAATTATTTTGCTGGCTCCGGCCTATGAATGAAGAAACGGATGCGACCGACATACCGGCGCAGGGCTGAAAAGTTCCGTGGGATACCGGCATTGCTGCACTCTGCGCGAGTGCCGAGGCGTTCAATGGATGTGGCGTGGTGGCGGCAATCGTATGATTAGGCCGCTGTGTAAGCAATTCAAACAGAGCGCAATGCCGGGGTCTGTGAAAAGAATAACGCCCATTGCGGGCGGCGTTGTAGCCCGTTAGGGCGGGTAAAGTCTGCTATGTAAGGCCAAGGGGCGGGGGCTGGTAGCAAAACGAAAGGGAGTGAGCGTATGGCTGGCGGAGCGCCAAGAAAATGGAAAAGCGTAAAGGCAATGCAGGAAGCCATTGACGCTTACTTTGAGAGCTGCAAAGGAACACCGCTTATGATTGACGGCAATGTTGCCACAGATAAATACGGAAGGCCGATTATTTTAGACGAAAAGCCGCCGACGGTAACAGGGCTGGCGCTGTCGCTTGGGTTCACAGGGCGGCAGGCGCTGATTGATTATCAAGCAAGGCCAGAGTTTGCGGACACGGTTACGCGCGCAAAGTCCAGATGTGAAGAATATGCCGAATCTCGGCTCTACGACAAAGACGGTGCGAACGGCGCGAAATTCTCGCTTGGCTGCAATTTTGGTTGGAATTCCGAGAACGAAAAAAGCGGCGACCCTGCGGCGTTGGCAGCTTTGCTTACTGCGTTAAAGGGCGAAAACAATGCAAATTAAACCGCTATCCGCAAAGCAGCGCAAAATAATGGAGTTTATCAGCTCCGATGATATGGCGCTTATTTGTGACGGCTCCGTCCGTTCCGGAAAGACGACGGTTATGTCGATGGCGTTTGTGCTGTGGGCGATGCAGAACTACGACCGCACGAATTTCGCTATTTGCGGGAAGACGGTGCAGGCGGCAGAGCGAAATATCTTAAAACCGTTGATGGAAATTGACGGGCTGGGTGTTGCTCTGTCCATGCATTATAAGGTTTCCACGAGAATTTTAACCGTTCGGTGTGGGAATAGAAAAAATTGGTTTTACCTGTTTGGCGGCAAGGATGAAAGCTCGTATATGCTCATACAAGGCATCACGCTTGCCGGTGTCCTATTTGATGAAGTGGCACTTATGCCGCGTTCGTTTGTGGAGCAAGCGCTTTCCCGTGCGATTTCATTTGAGCATCCGAAGTATTTTTTTAACTGCAACCCCGAATCACCGCAGCATTGGTTTTACAAAGAGTGGATTGAAAACGAACGGGAGAATACGCAGCACATTCACTTCCTATTGGAAGATAATCCAATTCTCACACCGCAGATGATCGAGAGGACAAAGGCCATGTATAGCGGCGTGTTCTACGACCGATACATTCGCGGCTTGTGGGTGGTGGCCGAGGGACTGATCTATCCCATGTTTGGCGATAGCTGCATTGTGGACGAGCTTCCGGAAAAGGGCGAATACTATGTTTCCTGCGACTACGGCACGCTTAACCCGTTTTCCGCAGGGCTGTGGTGCTGGGACGGCAAGACGGCCACGCGCATCCGCGAGTATTACTATTCCGGGCGCGAAAACCAGAAGAACAAGACGGACGAGGAATACGCCGACGAAATTAAAAAGCTCATCGGTGAGGCGGATGTTAAAAGTATTGTCGTCGACCCGTCTGCCGCCTCGTTTATCGAGGTCTTGCGGCGGCGCGGTTATATGGTGCGAAAGGCCAACAACGATGTGACAAACGGTATTATGACTACGGCGCGGTTTTTGCAGGACGGCGTAATCAAGATACACCGAGATTGCAAAGACTGCATTCGCGAGTTTGGACTATATCGGTGGGACGAAAAATCCGCTGATGACAGGCCGATCAAAGAAAATGACCATGCAATGGATGAAACGCGGTATTTTGCTTATACGGTCCTGAAGAACAAGGCGTATCGGCGTGAGTATACACCACTTTGGAACAGATAGGACGGTGAGCGGCTATCAAAACATACAACGACCTTGTAGCGGTCGGCGACAACGAGCAGGCGCGCATTGAGTTTATCCGCAGTGCAATCAATGAGCACCGCGAGAGCGCGGCGTATAAAACGGCGGTGGATGCGGAGGAATACTATAACGGTCTAAACCCGACCATTAACCGCTATGAGAAGATCATCTATGATATGCAGGGGCGTTCCCACACGGATATGTGGACGGCCAATCACAAACTGGCCAGCCGGTTCTTCGGTCTGGCGGTGGATCAGGAGGTTTCGTATCTGCTGGGAAACGGCGTGACCTTTGCGGAGAAGGAAACGCCGAACAAGCTATGCCCGGACTTCGATCAGGAGGTCATGGACGCGGCGCGTGAGGCGAAAATCGCGGGCGTATCCTTCGGTTTCTGGGATTTGACACATTTGCGGGTGTTCTCTCTGCTTGAGTTTGTGCCCCTCTACGATGAGGAAGACGGCGCGATGAAGGCCGGTATCCGGTTCTGGCAGGTGGCACAGGATAAGCCCCTGAGAGCGACGCTGTACGAAATCGACGGCTTTACCGAGTATTTCCAGCTAAAAAACAAGAATATGGACGTCATGCAGCCGAAGCGCAGCTATAAGCTGATCGAGCGCAAGGCCGAGGTCGGCGAAACAGAGATTTACGACGGCGGGAACTATCCGAGTTTCCCCATCGTGCCGCTGAAAAACAGCAAGCGGTGTCTATCCGAAATTGTCGGCAAGCGCAACACCATCGACGCGCTCGACCTTGCGTCCTCTAACATGGTTAACAATGTGGACGAGGGCAATTTGATCTATTGGGTGCTTTCCAATTGCAACGGCATGGACGATATGGATGATGCGAAATTTGTGGAGCGCTTGAAAACCACACATGTTGCCCACGCCAACGGCGACGATGGCGCAAAGGTGGAGAGCAAGACCATCGAGGCGCCGTATGAGGGCACCAGCAGCACCATTGACATGCTGAAAAAGAAGCTCTATGAGGATTTCCAGTGCTTTGACGCGGCGGCGGTATCTGCCGGCAACCAGACGGCAACCGCAATCAAGGCAAGCTATGTGCCGCTGGATTTGAAAACGGATAAGTTTGAATCCGAGGTCACGCGGTTTATTGTTGAAATTCTGCGTCTGGCAGGCATTGAGGACCAGCCGAGTTATACGCGCAATCAAATCATCAACAAGAGCGAGGAAACGCAGAACATCCTTCTGGGCGCGGCGTATTACGATGACGAATACATCACAAAGAAGCTGCTGACCATCAACGGCGACATTGACCAGTACGAGGACATGGCAAAGCGGAAGGCTGCAGAAGAGATTGACCGGAGCTTTGTGGAACCTGGCGCGCCGGAGGTGAGCGGCGATGACGAACAGTGACCTCGGACACAAGCTGACCGACAAGGAGCTTGCGAAGCTGGAGCGGCGTATTGCAACGCTATACCGCGAGGCGGGGGAAGAACTGCAAGCTACCATCGACGCATATTTTGAGCAATTCAAAAAGCGCGACGAGGAAATGAAGGCGCTGATCGGCACCGTGCAGAACGGTAAGGAATGGACGGAGGCTGACTATAAGCAATGGCGGCTGAATCAGATCGGACGCGGGGAACGCTATCAGGCCATGCGTGACAAGGTGGCGCACCGCGTGACCGACGCAAACGCTGTGGCGGTATCCTACACCAACGATGCTACGCCCGGTATCTACTCCCTTAACCGCAACTATTCGTCCTATACTATCGAGCAGGTCGCGGGCAACGTCGGCTTTGACCTGTGGGACGAGCAGACGGTCAAGAGGCTTATGGTAGAGCAGCCGGACTTAATGCCGTATTACCCGCCGAAACGCGCCTTAAAGCGTGGTATCGATCTTGCGTATGGTAAGAAGCAGATCACGGCAAGCGTGACAAGCTCCATCTTGCAGGGCAAAAGCATCAAGCACATGGCGGACGACCTGCAAAAGCGGATCACCGCCATGAGCCGAGACAGCGCCATCCGCACGGCCAGAACCGCCGTGACCGGCGCGCAGAACGCTGGACGCATGGACAGCTACGCGGCGGCGGAGAAAATGGGTATTAAGCTCAAGAAACGTTGGCTTGCCACGCTGGACAATCTCACGCGCCACGCTCACGCCGTGTTGGACGGTCAGACGGTGGACATTGGCATGCCGTTTAAGGTCGATGGCGATGAGATCATGTTCCCCGGCGATACTTCCGCACCCGGGTACCTTGTGTATAACTGCCGCTGCACGATGGTGGTCGAGGTTGACGGCGTAGATACGTCGGACGGGCTGAGACGCGACAAATACGGACCATTGCCTGACATGACATTTGCACAATGGGAGCGGCAGAAACGCGGAGAGGGGTATTTGCAGCGATGAGCGTTACAATCCAAGACCACAGCGCGGAGGTTTCCGCTGAGATCAAGGCGGCGCTGCTGCGGGGGCTGGAAAAGTGCGGGCTGGTGGCAGAGGGGTATGCGAAAAAGCTGTGCCCTGTTGACACCGGCAATCTGCGGAATAGCATCACACATGTGGTAGACGAGCGGGAACCGGCGGCTATCATCGGAACGGATTCCGAGTACGGCGCGTATGTGGAATTAGGCACCGGAATTTATGCCGAAGGCGGCGGAGGGCGGCCTGCGCCGTGGGTGTATCAGGACGCAAAGGGCAACTGGCATTACACACGAGGCAACAAGGCACAGCCGTTTTTGAAACCCGCTGCCGCCGACCATGCGGGACAGTATCGGGACATTCTGGAAAGCGAGCTGAAAAATGGATAAGGACTTTATCAAAAAGGTAAAACCCGCGAGGTACAGCGGTTTTTATACAATCTATCGCCGCGACGGACTGCGGACAAGGGAAAGGAAGATAGAACAATGGCACTGACACGCAAACTTTTGAAGGGGATGGGTCTCACCGACGAGCAGGTGGATACCATCATCGAAGCGCATACCGATACCGTGGATGGCTTGAAGGCTGACGTCAGCAAGTACAAGGCAGACGCGGAGAAGCTGCCCGGCGTCCAGAAGGAATTGGACGATCTCAAGGCAGCAGGCGATGGCGGTTACAAGGAGAAGTACGAGAAGGAACACTCGGCCTTTGAAGCCTTTAAGACCGACATCACAGCAAAGGAGAGCAAGGCGGCAAAGGAAAAGGCCGTGCGTGCTTACTTTGAGAGCAAAAACATCACCGGCGCGAATCTCGACCTTGCCATGCGCGGCTGCGGCGAGGAAATGGCCGCATTGGAGCTGGACGGCGAGAAGATCAAGGACACCAAGAGCCTTGATGCACTCGTAGACGGCACTTACAAGGGGCTTGTCTCCACCACGCAGACAAAGGGCGCGAAACCCGCCACTCCCCCGGCAAATACCGGCGGCGGCGCAATGACCAAAGATCAGATCATGGAGATCAAAGACAGAGCGGAGCGCCGCGCGGCAATCGCTGCAAACATCAATCTTTTTGAAAATAAGAACGGAGGCTAATTATGGCTGCTGAAACCAATCTGATCAAGAAAAATGACCTCGCCCGCGTGCGCGAGATCGAATTTACCGAAATGTTTGGCTACTCCATCAAGAAGCTGATGGAGGCATTGGGCGTGACCCGCAAGATCGCCAAGCAGGCTGGTACTGTGCTTAAGAGCTACAAGGCGACCGGCACGCTTGAGAGCGGCGTTGTGGCCGAGGGTGACACCATCCCCCTCTCCCACTACAAGACCGAGGCCGTGAACTACAAGGAGATCACGCTCAAGAAGTGGCGCAAGGCCACCTCTGCCGAGGCGATCACCGACCGCGGCTACGATCAGGCGGTGGAAATGACCACCGACGAAATGCTCAAGGATGTGCAGAAGGGCATCCGCAAGAGCTTCTTTGACTTCCTCTCGACCGGCACCGGAGCGGTGAGCGGTAAGAACTTCCAGACTGTTCTTGCGCAGGCGTGGGGCAATCTGCAGGTCCTTTTCGAGGACGACGAGATCGGCGCGGTCTACTTCATGAATCCGCTGGACGTTGCGGATTACCTGTCTACGGCCAACATCACCGTGCAGACCGCGTTCGGCATGAGCTACGTCGAGAACTTCCTCGGCCTCGGAACGCTCATCATGAACGCCAGCGTCCCGAAGGGCAAGATTTACGCCACGGCAAAGGACAACATCGTCCTCTACTACATCCCCGTCAACGGCGCCGATCTGCAGGAGGTCTTCACCTTTACCACTGACGCGACCGGCTACATCGGCATCCATGAGGAGCCTGATTACACCAACATGACCGCATCGGACACCGTCATTAACGGCATGGAGCTGTTTGCCGAGCGCATTGACGGCGTGGTCGTTGGCACCATCGACACCGGCACGCTCGGCTCTTTGACGGTCACCTCTGCCGCTGGCTCCAAGAGCGGCGATACCAAGCTGACCGTGTCTCCGGCAAAGGCTGCTGCGGGCAACAAGTATAAGTACACGTCCGGCGCCTCTGCCGCAACCGTCGCTTACGGCGACAACGTCGCCGGTTGGAACGATTGGGACGGCAAGAGCGACCTGACCATTGCGACCGGCCAGAAGGTGACCGTTGTTGAGTGCGACGGCAACTATCATGCGCTCAAGTCCGGTAGCGCTGACGTAACGGCAAAAACCTGATAGGAGGGCGGCGTGATGCTTGAACAGGTCTTACGGCACTTGAACAACTGGTTCCTTGTGGAGATTCACGAGGGCACGTTCACCGTGGAGAATGGCAGCATTACGCTGCCCTTTCTCCTGACCAATCAATATTTCCGCATCGTCGGCTCTGTGTTTAACGACGGTCTGCATCAATATCCAGCGGTCGATTTAACGGACGAGACGTTTACCGGCTCTGTGTGGGCGCTTGCCGTGCCGAAAGCCGTAATCGATCTTTCGGTTGAGATCGAGGCGTGGCAGGAGAAGAACGGGGAGGCCGTTGCAAGCCCGTATCAAAGCGAGAGCTTCGGGGGCTACTCCTACACCAAACGCAGCGCGGGAAGCGACAGCGGCACGTTAAACGGCTGGCAGGACGCTTTCCGAGGTCGGTTAAACGACTGGCGAAAGCTCAAGGGGGTGGAACCGTGAGTTTACTTGACGATTTCGCAAGCAAATGCGTGCTGATGGAAAAGACGCGAACGCCGGACGGCGCAGGCGGCTACATCGTCGCATGGGCCGAGGGCGCGGAATTTCTCAACTACCAGGCGCTCGACACCTCGATGGAGGCCCGCAGAGCCGAAAAAGAGGGTGTGACCTCGGTGTATTCCGCGCTGGTTAATCAGAGCGTTCCCATCGAGTATAACGACTATTTCCGCGACACGTCCACCGGCAACACCTACCGCGTGACCTCAAATCCGGAAGAACGGGATGCGCCTCGGTCGGCAGGCCCGACGATCCGGGCGCTGAAATTCTTCACCGCGGAGCGAAAGGAGCTGCCGAAATGACAAAGGACAAGGCGCTCCATGCGTGGTTTTCTCAATTCCTACCGGCCTATCCGACCTCCAACGTGCCGGAAGATGCGGTTTTCCCGTGGCTGACCTATGAGCTGATCACCGGATCATGGGAGAGCGGTGAAATCGCGCTGACGGTCAATCTCTGGTATTACACCGAGAGCGAGGCGGTGCCGAACGCAAAGGCGCAGGAGATCGCCGACACCATCGGCATGGGCGGGTGCATGGTGCCGTACGACGGCGGCGCGATGTGGATCAAGCGCGGCTCCCCGTGGTGCCAGAACATCGCGGACGAAAGCGATAAAAACATCAAGCGGCGGTATCTCAACATTACGGTTGAGTTCCTGTCGCAAAACTGATGAAAGGACAACGACATGAAATTTACCAAGATTCCTTTTGATGCGTTTCAGAAGCTGCAGATCAACGCCGGTATTCTGACGACCGATTTCACACCGGCTACCGGCACCATTGGCGAGGCGGGGCAGATCGGTGCAACGACCGGCGGCGTCAATTTTACCGCCACGCCGACCTATTCAGACTTTGGCGAGGATATCGACAACTGTCCGAAGAACATGAAGGAGCTAAAAAAGCTCGATTCGTGGGAGGTAAAGATGACCGGTACGTTTGTCAATGCCGATACCGCTATTGCAAAACGGCTGTGTGGCGCGGCGGACATCGGAACGACCGACGCGACCAAGGTCACACCGCGCAACGACCTCAAGGACGCGGACTTTGATGATATCTGGCTTGTGGGCGATTACTCCGACAAGAACGGCGAAACCAACGGCGGCTTTATCGCCATCAAGCTGCTCAACGCGCTTTCCACGGGCGGCTTCCAGCTTCAGACGGCGGACAAGTCCAAGGGCCAGTTTGCGTTCGAGTTTACCGGCCACTATTCCATGAGCGCGCAGGACATCGTTCCCTTTGAAATTTACATCAAGGCCGGCACGGCGGAGGCGTAAATGAGACTTTCCGACATTCAGGGCGAGCGCGTCTTTGACGTCATCGCGGATATCATCGACCCGATCGCCAACATTGCGGAGGACGAACAGGCTTCCGCGATGTTCCGACGGGAAAAGCTGCCGGAGGGCATGACGGTGAAGCAGTTTGCAACGCAGCGGGCGCGCAAAGCTCTCCCTGCGCTGCTCAAGGGTCACAAAGGCGACATCATCGCCATTCTTGCCTCTATTGAGGGCGTGAGCACGGAGAGCTACAAGGGCGCGCTGAACCTCGTCAAGCTGATGCGAGACGCGACGGAACTTTTGACCGATGAAGCATGTGGCGCGCTTTTTCTCTCAGCGCAGAGCGGGAAATCCTCTGGCTCTGCGCAGGAGAATACCGAGGGCGAAAACAAGTAAAGCCGTTCCTGCGGTACTGCACGGCGCGGCTCAATGAGAGAGCGAAAACCGAGGCGTACCGCATCTATGTGACCGACGCGCTGCGCGTGGTTGCGGAAAATACGGCCAGATTTGCGAGCGGGAACTACATCAAGGCGCGATACGCGGACATTATTGAGCCGAAAAAGCAGGACAACAGGACGTGCGAAGAGATTACCGCCGATATTGTCGCGCGGTGCGGATTGGTGGTGAAACATGAATCTACTTGATTTATTTGTCAAAATCAGCGTAGACGATCAAGCAAGTTCCAATTTGGGCGGGATTGCGTCAAAAATTGGAAGCGGGCTGAAAACGGCGGCAAAAATCGGCACGGCGGCAGTTGCCGCCGCTGCCGGGGCCGTTTCCCTCTTAACAAAACAGTCTTTGGACGGTTACGCGGAATATGAACAGCTTGTCGGCGGTGTGGAAACGCTGTTTAAGCAGTCCGCCGATCAAGTAATAGAGTACGCAAATCGCGCCTATGAAACCGCCGGATTGTCTGCCAACGAGTACATGGATACCGTTACATCTTTTTCGGCGTCCTTGCTGCAAGGTCTTGGCGGAGACACGGAAAAGGCGGCAGAGGTCGCCAATCAGGCCGTCATTGACATGGCAGATAATGCCAACAAGATGGGCACAAGTATGGAAATGATTCAAAATGCCTATCAGGGCTTTGCCAAGCAGAACTATACCATGCTTGATAACCTCAAACTCGGTTATGGCGGGACGGCAACAGAGATGGCACGCCTCATTAACGATTCCGGCGTTTTGGGAGATACCGTCGAGGTAACAGCCGAAACGGTCAACAGCGTATCGTTTGATAAGATGATTGAGGCGATCCATGTAATACAGGATCAAATGGGCATCACGGGCACAACCGCGGAAGAGGCGGCCAGCACCATCGAAGGCAGCGTCAACATGATGAAATCCGCTTGGTCAAACCTTGTGACCGGAATTGCAGACGATAACGCGGACCTTGACAAGTTGATCGAAAACTTTACCTATTCGGTCAGCAAGGCCGCAGAAAACATTATCCCGCGCATTGAAAAGATTTTCACGGGATTTGGCGATCTTATTGTCAAGCTTGCACCTGTTATTTCGGAACAACTGCCGTCGCTTGTAAGCTCTGTTTTGCCGTCGCTTGTAGATGCTGCCACAGCATTAGTGCAAGGCGTGGTAGACGCAGCCCCCGGCATCGTTGCGGCGCTTGCTGATATGGCGCCGCAAATTACCGGAGCGATTCTGTCAATCATACCCCAGCTATTAGACGTAGGCGTCCAAATGCTGATTGCATTGGTGCAAGGAATTGCATCGGCTATGCCGGAAATTGCGCCGCAGTTAGCAGATTGCGTGGCACAGATTGCGGAAGTGCTGACACAACCAGACACGCTTGTTGCTCTTGTTGAAGCAAGTACGCTGTTTATCGTCGCGCTTGTTGAGGGGCTTGTTGATAATCTGCCCACCCTTTTGGCGGAAGCACCCAAGATCGTAAAAAATCTTGCGTCTGCATTTATCCAGTCTCTTAGCTATATCGGAGAAGCGGCAATCGAAATCGGCGTCGCTCTTGTCCAAGGCATTTGGGATGGCATAAAAAGGATGGGCGACTGGCTTAAAAGCATGGTCGAGGGCTTTTTTGACGGTATTGTAGACGGCGTAAAATCGACGCTCGGCATCCACTCACCGTCTCGCGTATTTGCTGGGATCGGCGAAAACATGGCGCTGGGTCTCGGGGAGGGTTGGAACAGCGGGTTTGGATCCATTAAGCGCGACATCTCGAAAAACCTTGACTTCGGAACCGCATCTATTGATTTTGGAGCTTCCGGCGCTGCGGCTATTGGAAACTCTATCGCGTCCGGGATTGGCTCTATGGCAACAGGGAAAGAAGGCCAAATCATTATCAACCTGACGACCGAACTGGACGGCACCGTGCTGGCTCGGAAAATGGTGCCTTACAATGAAGCAGAAGCGGTGAGGAGTGGAGCATGAGAAAAACGATCAAGATCAATAACATTGACTTCACTGCGTACTTTACTCCTGTTGGCTATAAGGTAACGCACAAAAAGATCAAAGGTCCGAACGAGGGATATATGCTCGATGGGAGTTTCACCGAAGACATTTTGGCAATTAAAGCAGTCATCACCTGTACTTGTATGCCGCTGACCGAAACGCAGCTAAATGCGTTACTCGCCCAGCTTTATAGCGGGACGCTCAACGTCTACTTTTTTGATCCTAAAACGGGAGATTATCGCACGGCTGCAATGACTTGCGAGCCGCCCGAAAGCGTAGATCGGGGGCAGGGGTCAAACGCGGCGGAATACTGGACGGGCACGGTGCTCGTGTTGACGGAGAAGTGAGCATGAAGATCACCTATAAAAGCTGGACATTTCTTTTTTCGCAAACCGAAAGCGCCAAGCCGACGCGCGAACAATCGTTAAGCTGCGAAAGCATTTCGGCGGATACGCTGACTGCGGTTGTCCGATGCAATGATCCGACCATTATGGCTTTTGCCAAGAACGACCCGATCCGCGTTTGGGAAAATGATTCCGACGCATCCATGCAGACCTATTATCTCCGGTCAATTACACGCACCGGCGCAACCTCGTATCGGCTCGTTGCATGGTCTGCGGTCGGGCTTTTGGCGGCAATGGCGCACAAAGGTGGCATCTATACCGGGCAAACTGTGGCAGAAGTCGTTAAAGAAATCTGCGGGAACGTACCTGTTGTTGTAAAAAGCGTATTTGCCAACACCAAGTTATATGGATGGCTGCCGTATTGCCAGCCAAAAGCAGATAGGCGGGGGAAAAGCGCAAGAGACAACCTTGTGCATGTGCTGTTTGCTATCGGCGCGTATTTGACGACCGATTTAAACGGCGTTTTGCACATTGATGCGTTATGGGATGGTGCCTCGTCCACGATTGGCAGCAACCGAATGTATGCCAGCGGCGGGAAAGTAAGCTATAGCGACCCCATCTCCGCCGTTACCGTTACGGAGCATCAGTACATCGCGGGAACCGACGAGAAGGAACTGTTTTCCGGCACATCTCAGCAAGGAGATATCATCACATTCTCCGAGCCGATGCACTCACTTACAGCGACAGGCTTCACCATTTTGGAGAGTGGCGCGAACTACGCCAAAATCTCCTCCGGCTCCGGCTCGCTCAAGGGCAAGACGTACATCCACAACACGCGTCTTGTGACGCAAACCGTCACAGAGAACGCGGCGGAAAACGTCAAGTCCGTCACGGACGCCACGCTCGTCTCCCTTGTCAATTCCTCCGCTGTCGCCAAAAGGCTGGCGGACTATTATAAGTGCCGAGAGACCATCACCAACGGCATTGTAAGCGGGCAGGAGAAACCCGGACATGTGGTCAGCGTCTATCACCCCTACGATAAGAAGATGGTTTCTGCGTGCATCGTGAGCCTTGACACGACCATGAGCGGCACACTCAAGAGCGAAATGGCGGCGCTCGTCGGCTTTTTTCCCCCGCAGCCGGAATCATCGGAGCATTTTGACGAGCGCGTCATCCTCACAGGCTCGGGCGAGTGGACGGTCCCGGAGGGCGTCACGAGCTACACCCGCGTCCTTATCGGCGGCGGGCGCGGCGGCAGCAGCGGCCATCGGGGCGAAAGCCCCGCCGTGCGCGCATCGAAGTCATGGACCGAGAAATCTGACGCTCTCAGGCGCTACGTCGGCTTTAACAAAGGCGTCTCGCTGGAGGGCGGAAATGGCGGCATGCCCGGCGTGCCGGGCGAAGGCGGCAAGGTGCTGGTCGAGACCGTCACCGACGCCGTACCGGGCGCAAAGGTCCCCTATGCCTGCGGAAGGGGCGGCTACGGCGGCGTCTTTTCGCAGGGCAACGACGTGGGCGCGCCCGGTACCGCGACCACAATGGGCAGCGCAACGAGCGACACAGGCTCGTCGAGCGAGGCGGGCTACACCGACGCGATCACGGGCGAGGTTTTTGCCGCCAAAGGCAAAAGCGGCATTGCGGGCAGCCCGGGCAACGGCTACACATGGGACGGCGGAAAGTATACCTACCAGCCAAGCCCCTCAATCATTGTCGACGGCGTGACCTATTCCGCGGGCAAAGACAAGGATGAGGTCGAAGGCAAAGACGGGCGGGGCGACTACAAAATCGCGCCCTACGGTTATGTCGGCTACAGATGGCTCGGCGGCTTCGGCGGCGGCGCGGCGGCAGGCTCCAACGGAAATGACGGCCTTGCAAACGGCAGCGGCGATGCTTATATCGGCTCCTCGAGCGCATTCGCGACGGTCACGGCGGCGCGCGGCGGCGCGGGCGCAGACGCAAAGCCTCCCGCCAAGGAGAGCCGTTACGGCTGCGGCGGCACGAGCGGCCACGGCGGCGGCGGCGCAGGCTCCAACGGCACGGCGTACGCACACCAGACATCGTCTGAAAATATATCGGTCTCGCAGGCGTCTCTGACCGCGAGGGACACCGAACCCGCCTCGGGTGGTCGCGGATCTGACGGCGGCGAGGCAGGCGACGGCTGCATCATCATCTATTACCACAAGCTCAAGCCGCTCAGCGCGGGCTGGCTGCGCGACAACACCCAAAAGCCGCTGCTCGACCGCCTCGGGCGCAGGATCATCGTATAAGGAGGGCTTTCTATGCCAGACGATTATTACGTTTCCGAATACTCCGGCGAGGAGATCGACGCGCTGCTCGCCTCTGCGGGTGCGGGCACCGTCCGCTACGACGCGGCCCAGAGCCTCACCGACGTGCAGAAGGCGCAGGCGAGGGGAAACATTTCCGCATTGAATGGGCAGTTTTTATATGTAACCAGTGCTGGTGGGCAAATCGGCTGGTATCGAATCACGGAACCATTCTCTTACTTCAACACAAGTGGGTATCTTACAGTATCCCATACATGGGCGAACGGGGGCCCGTCTGAGTTGCTCTTAGGCGTATCTTCGTCACCCGTTACGCATGGACAACTCCAATGTTTGAGGAGCGCTGGGCAAGCCAATAGTGTTCCATATATTTCCAATGCGCGGCTCGTTAAAATTGCGGAGACGTATGTTTTGGACCTCTATGTATCTGGAACGGGGATAAATGACTGGTGTTTGCAACTTTGTAATTGCGGAGACAAGCCAATTACGCTGACTACTCCGACATTCATTTCCGCTGATGATACGCTCCCAAGCGGAGAAACCCTTGCGGCCGTGATGGAATACCAAAACCCGCCTATGCTGCTTGGTGTGGAATATAAAACAACGGAGCGGTATCTCGGGAAGCCGGTATATTATAAGGTTGTAAATTTTGGCAATCTGCCGGATACAGCAGGCAAAGGCGTTGCACATGGTATCGCTAATGTCCAATACATGATTGATGTTACACTTCAAGGTTCTAACGGATCAACTTTTACGCACAATGCTAACGAATTGGCTGTTTATGCAAATCGTAATGATGTTTATATCAAGACCTTGATAAATTTGTCAAACTATGCTGTATACGCCACTTTACGCTACACCAAAACCACAGACTAAGGAGGGCACGCCATGAAAGTTATCAAATATCAGCTCTGCACCGAGGTCAACCACGGCACGGAAGAGTATCCGAATATTGAGCAGATGTTTTCTGAAGTGGTCCGTGACTGGAGCGAAGCCAATGAGAAAAACGCCAAAATCGAAGCCTACAACGGCGAGTACGAGATCATCGACGACGGCAAGCCCGAGCCTGTTATCCCGCCTACCAATGCCGAGCTGGCGGCGGAGAACAAGCTCTTAAAGGAGCAGGTCAGCGCACAGAGTGCCGTGGCCAGCATCACCTTTGTGGCGCTGGCGGAGAGTGGCGGGCTTGATGAGGTGACGGCGAGCGAGCACGCGGAGCTCTTCGCGCCGTGGGCCTATCCCATCGCCTACACCGTGGGGCAACTCCGTCGCTTCAACGGCACGCTTTACAAATGCGTGCAGGCGCACACCTCGCAGGCCGACTGGACGCCGGACACGGCGGCGAGCTTGTGGAGCGTGGCGGCAGATCCGGCGGAGGAGTGGCCTGCATGGTCGCAGCCCGTCGGTGCACACGACGCATACCGCAAGGACGCCAAGGTGTCGCACAATGGCAAGCATTGGACGAGCAGCGTGGACAGCAACGTGTGGGAGCCGTCCGTGTACGGCTGGACAGAATACACGGAGTAATATGACCGCAGGAAGTCCGATGTGGCTTCGTGCAGAAAGAGAGAATGCCTATGAACCTATCGGCCGTTGCATCGACGTGCTCGGAGATCACGGTCATTCTGGCCGCGCTGGCGATGCTCATCAAGCCCATCCGCAGCAAGCTGCTGGGGCTGGACAAGCTGACCGACGCGCTCAAATGCCAGCTTCGGCACGACATGCTGCACACTTACTACCGCCACAGGGAGGGCCGCACCATCCGACAGTACGAGCTGGAGGATTTTCTCTATCTCTACCGCGGGTACAAGGCCCTCGGCGGCAACAGCTTTATTGACCGCATCAAAAGCGAGATCGCCGAGTGGGAGGTGATCTCGTGAGGGACATCAAGGGCTCCACCAGAGAAGAAATCCGCATGATAAAGGCCATCCAGCGCTCCGTCGGGGCGCTGGATAACGGCTGGATCGGCAACCAGACCTTGAGCGACATCGCGGCGAAGCTCGGCGCGGACTGTTTCCCGCTCAACGTCGAGCTGTACGGCCAGCCCTGCATTCTCGCGCGGGACATCGAGCCCTTCAACATGAGCGGTCCGCTGCCAAAAAACGCCATCTCGGGGAGCTTTAGCTGGCAGGGCGCGCCGTGCAGCATCCTCGTGCGCGGCAAGGTCGTGCGCGGCATGAGCTGCCACTACCCGGCGCCCGAGAGCGTGCTTTACAAGACCGCGGGCGGCGCGGTGCGCATTGCCCGCGTCTCCTCGGCGGCGGCGCTGGGAGGCGTCGTGTGGGCGGTCGGCGGCATGGGCCTGCTCGGCAATTATAACCCTGCGGCAGAGGGCTTCACGGGGGCGTACAGCGACGTTCTGCGCAAGACCAACCACACCGTCCTCGGCTACAAGGGCGGGCTGCTCTACGGCGTCTACTGCCGCAGCATGACCGCGCAGCAGGTCAACGCGCTGTGCCGGGACAAGCTCAAGCTGGAATACGCCGTCATGTTAGACGGCGGGCACGTCGCCGCCATCAACGGCGCGTGCAACAGGATCAACACACAAACGCGGCAATTCTACGCCGTTCGGTTTTTGTAAAGGAGGCAAAAATGCAAAATCGACTTGCCAATCTGCTTACGGTCAAGAGCATCGTGACCATCGCGCTCACGGCGGTTTTCTCGGTGCTTGCCCTGCGCGGCAGCATCAGCGGGACGGAGTTTCTGACGATCTTCACGACCATCATCGCCTTCTACTTCGGCACGCAGACCGAGAAGAACAGGAAAAATGAAGAGGTTTCTTGAGACCTTGACCGCGTGGAAGGGCGCTGTGCGCGGCGACGCGGTGCATAAAAGCATTGTGGACGCCTACAACAGCTATCTCCCGCACCCGCGCGGCTACAGGCTCACCTATTCGGACGACTACTGCGCGGCGATGGTGTCCGCGGCGGCGATCCTCTGCGGTTTGACGGAGGTTATTCCCGTCGAGTGCAGCTGCGGCGAGCAGATGCGGTGGTATCAAGCGCGCGGCCAATGGATCGAGGACGACGCGCACGTTCCGACGGCCGGCGAGCAAGTGTTTTACTGCTGGAACGACCGCAAGGACTACGCCCTCACGGACTGCACCGGCGCGCCCAACCACACGGGCATCGTGACCGCCTGTGACGATCAGAGCTTCACGGTGTTCGAGGGCAACAAGGGTAAAGCTCACGAGTGCGGCTATCGGACGTTGGAAATCAACGGGCGGTATATTCGCGGCTTCGGCGTGCCAAAATACCCCTCGGACAAGACCGTGCTCGTGCGCGGCGACAAGGGCGCGGCGGTCGGCAAGCTGCAAGAGCTCCTCAACGCCTGCGGCTACGCGCTGGACGTGGATAACTCGTTCGGGCCCGCGACGCAAAGGGCATGGGGGGAATATGTTTACGCATACCTCGAAAAAATTCTAAAATAACGAAAGGAAAACGGGCGGGAGGCATGCCTCCCCTCGCGTGAGCGCTCTGCAAGCCCCGGCGCACAGCATGGACAAGCAGCACCGAGCGATCCGCGCACAGTTATCCTCTATGGCCCCGCGTCGGGCTGTGGCATACATTCGGTCCTTTGAGCTTCCACCCGACGAAATGGCGTGCCTCGTCGAGTGCGACGTGCGGGGCCGCTCCTGCGTACAGGTGGCATTTGAAATGAACCTGTCGCCGGATACGGTCAAAAAGTATCGCCGAAAGGCGTACCGCAAAATCGCATCGGAAGTCTTTGAATAGGAAAAGAGCTTCACCAAACGGTGAGGCTCTTTTCCTTTATGGGGTGGTATGAATGACGCATGGAGCACGTCGTGACAAAAATAGCATATTCCGTCAGAATTTGCAAACGCAATCGTTCGACGAATTTCGCCGTACACTTTTCATCCCCTTTTCCGGCACTTTGGGAAAGAGGTTTTCTTGTACCATAGAGGAAGAAAAGGAGGTGCGCTGTATGTACGAACGGCTTTTGGCATTGGGATTCACCGAGCAGATGGCAAGGGATATTTTGGTGCTGTTCCCCGAGCCGGACGAGCTGCGCACCTATGTCTATTTCGCGGAGCTGCTGCATGTATAGCTATTATAATCCGTCGCCTTATGGCAAGAACGTGGGGGATTGCACTGTCCGGGCGATCTCCAAAGCGACCGGAAAAGACTGGGGTGAAACGTATCTCGCGCTCGCCATACAAGGCTACTTAGACGGAGACATGCCGTCGGCCAACGCGACCTGGGGCGCGTATCTGCACTCCCTCGGCTATCGGCGCTACATCGTGCCGGACACCTGCCCTCTGTGTTACACCGTCGGGCAGTTTGCGGACGAGCATCCGGCAGGCACATACATTTTAGCCCTGTCCGGCCATGTGGTGTGCGTGCAGGACGGGACGATCTTTGATTCATGGGACAGCAGCAATGAGACTGTGCTCTATTTTTGGGTAAAGGAGACTGAATGACATGGCTTTTAATCCGTACTATCAAAACCCTTATTATCCACAGCCGATGCCGGACAACCTCATGCAGATGCGGCAGCAGCAGATGATGCAGCCCGCTCCGCCTCCCGTGCCGCAGAATCCTGTCGCGACCGGCGGCGTGCAATGGGTCAGCAGCGAGCAGGAGGCAAGAGGCTACCTGATCGCGCCCAACTCCGCTGTTGCGTTGTGGGATTCCACCGCCCCGACTGTGTACCTCAAGCAGTCCGACGCGAGCGGCAAGCCGACACTCAAGATTTATGACCTCGTAGAGCGCGCAGAAACGCCCCGTACAGCGCCGCAGGGAAAGGGCGTGGAATTTGTCACCCGCGAGGAGTTCGACCGTCTGGCGGCGCTTGTGGGCGAATTAAAGGGCAAGAAGAAGCGCAAGGTCGAGGAGGACGAAGACGATGAATAATCCGTTTTTCGGTGCTCTCGGCGGCGAACAGATGCCCGGACCGGTAGGCCAGTTCCAGCGCATGATGCAGCAGTTCAACCAGTTCAAAGCGAATTTCAAGGGCGACCCCAAAGCGGAGGTCGAAAAGCTCTTGCAGAGCGGTAGGCTGAACCAGCAACAACTCAATCAGCTACAGCAGATGGCGAAGCAGTTTCAAAGCCTGATGCAGTAAACATCAACATAAATCAACATCGTGGCCACGATTTGATGAATAAAAATTTTTCAAAGGAGTGATACTATGTCTCTTTCTGACGGCGGCGTTCAGGCCACTATGCCTGTTGCGCCAACCGG